GAGTAGAACAACATACGCCGCACTTTTTGCGGTGGTTGGCACAACTTTCGGTGTTGGGGATGGATCAACTACATTTACATTGCCCGATTATCGTGGAAGAACGCCTATTGGAGTAAGCGGTTCTTATCTTTTAGCAAGTACAGGCGGTAGCGCCGATGCTGTTGTAGTAAGTCACACTCATACAGCAACTTCTACGGATTCGGGACACTCACATAGTTTAGTTGCTGGTTTAACTGGCTCTGATCTTGTTGGAGGTGGATCAAATCAAATTTACACTAGAACTCCCTCACCAAGTACTACAGGTGTTGGCAACGCAAATATTACAACAACTGTTAACTCAACAGGTTCATCTGGTACTGGCGCCAACCTACCACCATACCTTGCCATTAGCTTCATCATCAAAACCTAAAGGTGCAAACAGTGAATTATGTCAGACGAACTCGGACTATCTGCTGGTGCAAAGGGCATAAGCGAAGGGATTAAGACTGGGCGAGAAGCTGGTAGGGAGCTTGGCAAGAACATTGAAGAGCTACAGAAGGAAGCAGTAGATGTAGCTAAGCAGCAAACAAATGCAAGGATTCGTGAACGCAAAGAAGCAGAATTTAAGAAAGAACGGGCGATATTTAAAGCCCTTGATGAATACCGACACCGTAAACAAATATCGGAAGAAGAGTACAAATTAAGGGTGGAGTTTATAAAGAAGTACGGTACTAAAGAGTGGGACAAAGTCATTCAGATTAAGAATAATATTGAGAAGATAGAAAAAGCAGACAAAGAATATTTTGATGCTGAATTGGCAAAGGTTAGATGGGTGCAGTTCTGGTGCTTTATGGCAGCAGGCTGGATTGCTTATTACATAGTATGGGGGAGTAAATAATGTTACCATTAATGGCACTAGTCGATGTTGGGATGAAGGTCTTAGACAAGTTTATTCCTGACCCTGAAGCCAAGGCAAAGGCTCAAAAAGAGTTATTACAAATGCAGCAAGAAGGCAGATTGGCTGAACTTAATGCCGATAACATTGAAGCCCAAGAACTGACAAAACGCCAGCAAGCTGATATGGCTAGTGATAGCTGGTTGTCTAAGAACATTCGTCCAGGTACGCTAGTATTTATTTTGGTTGTATATACAGCATTTGCAATTATGAGTGCGTTTGAAATGAATGTGCATAAACCCTATGTAGAACTGCTTGGGCAGTGGGGTATGTTAATCATGTCCTTCTATTTTGGCGGACGTACTCTTGAGAAGATCATGGATATGAAGAGGTCAAAAGAATGACACAGCTATCAGTACACTTTACCCTAGACGAACTGACCCACACGGATCACAGGCAGTTTGACAATACGCCCAACCCTTTAGAAACCGCTAACTTAATCCGTTTGGCTGGTTTGCTAGAAGACGTTAAAATTATTTTAGGTGGTAAGCCTATCATGGTTAACTCTGCCTTTAGATCAGAAGCCGTGAACAATGCCGTTGGAAGTCGCAACACCTCACAACATCGCATAGGTTGCGCTGCTGACATTCGTGTACCGGGTGTAACTCCTGATGAAGTTGTTAAGGCTGTAATTGCTTCAGGTATTGAATATGACCAAATAATTCGTGAGTTTGACCGCTGGACACATATCTCAGTTCCTAACACAAAAGACATGACACCAAGACGGCAAGCGCTTATCATTGATAAAGCTGGAACAAGAACGTATTCTTAGGGTAAACCCGTATGCCATTACAAAAACTAATCTTTAAACCTGGTGTAAACAAAGAGGGTACAAGCTACACCAATGAAGGTGGTTGGTTTGATGGGGATAAAATTCGTTTTCGTTCTGGTAACGCAGAAAAAATTGGCGGTTGGACACGTCTTTCTAACAATACGTTTTTAGGTATATGTCGAGCGCTTTGGAACTGGGGCACATTAGCTGGCTCTAACTTGCTTGGTGTAGGCACAAGTAAAAAATATTACGTTGAGAGCGGTGGTGAGTATAACGACATAACTCCTTTACTATTAAACAGTAGTGGCAATACAACAACTACCCTAGGCGCTAATTCTTTAGGTACAACAAACGGTTCTGCAACCGTAACAGTAAACGATGCAGTTAGCGGTATTTCTCCAGCTATCGGTGATTATATAAACTTAACTAGCACGGCTACTGTTGGCGGGTTAACTATTTCTGGTCAGTACGTAGTAACAAAACAAAATAGTAGTTTGCAATACGAAATAACAGCTAGCGCAGTGGCAACATCTACAGCAACAGGTGGTGGAACAGTAACTGTTCAATATTTATATCCCGTAGGTAATGATATTTATACTTCAAGCACAGGGTGGGGCGCAGGTAGCTGGGCTCCAACAGATACTGTTAATTTAGGATCTAATCCATTTACCGTAACTACTGGTAGCGCCGTTGCTACAGTTACACAAAATGCTCACGGATATTTAACTTCTGCAGGTTCTTTTATTGCTGGACAACAGTACAAAATTGTAGCTGTTGGTTCTACTAACTTTACCTTAATTGGTGCTTCTGCTAATACAGTCGGTATAATCTTTACTGCTACTGGAGTAGGTACTGGGTCAGGTACAGCGTCTATTGCTTGGGTAGCTTTTTTAGGTGTAACTGATATAACAGCAACGCCAACGTCATTTGGTATGTCTGGGACTTTAGATTTTGCTACAGGTAGTTACGGGTATTATGGAATAACGGCTAATAGTGTCGCTGTCCCAGCTACTTTTATAAATGGTAGAGCTTTTGAACTTACTTACGTAGATGCTAATACATACACTATAACTCTGGTATCCCCCGCACTATATGGCGCAGTTGGCGGCGGGGCTGGTGTTGTTGCTTATCCACAGTATGCCGCACGTCCTTGGGGTTCTGCAGCAGACGTTGGTATTGGACAGCAGCTTCGTATATGGAGTAACGACAACTTTGGGCAAGATTTAATTATTGCTCCTCGTGGCGGCGGCATTTACTATTGGTCAGCTGCCTCTGGCATTACTGTTAGAGCGGTTCTTTTAAATACTTTGTCTACAGCAGCAGGTTTTTCTGGACAGTTTGTACCAAATACTACTAATCAAATTATTGGTTCTGCAATTCAACGGTTTGTAATTGCGTTTGGTGCTAATCCCTACGACCCTAGTGATCCTAATACCCCGTTTGATCCGCTATTAGTTCGCTGGGCTGACCAAGAAAACCCTTACGAATGGGTACCCGCAGTAACAAACCAGGCTGGTGAATTCCGTCTTAATATTGGTTCTTACATTGTTTGCGCTAAATCAACCCGTCAAGAAATATTAATTTGGACTGATGCAGCTATATATTCTATGCAGTACCTTGGACCTCCTTATGTTTGGGGCTTCCAGTTACTACAAGACAATATTTCTATTATGGGGCCTAATGCGTCTATCACGGTTAATAACGTAACTTACTGGATGGGCACCGATAAGTTTTATAAATACACCGGTCGTGTGGAAACCTTGGCTTCTACTTTGCGCCAATACGTATACCAAGATATTAACCAAAATCAAAACTTCCAAGTATTTGCTGGTTCTATTGAAGGCTACAACGAAATTTGGTGGTTCTATTGCTCAGCCAATAGTGATATTGTTGACCGCTATGTTATTTATGATTACCTAGATGATGTCTGGGCTTATGGAACTATGAGCCGCACTGCTTGGTTAGATTCTGGTTTGCGTACATTCCCAATGGGCGCTGATGCTGCTAACTATCGAATCCTCTACCACGAGAACGGCAATGACGACGTGTCAGGGTTAACCCCAGTACCTATTAATGCGTATGTTCAATCATCTGATTTTGACATTGGTGACGGACACAACTTTGGGTTTGTGTGGCGTATTTTACCTGACTTAACATTTAACGGATCTAGTGCAAACCTACCAGAAGTAACGATGACCGTACTTCCAAGAGTTAACTCAGGAACAGCTTATGGAACGCCAGATAACCCAAGAGTACCAAGTGCGCAAAACTACACTTCTAAAGGCACTTATGCAGTGCAGCAATTTACTGGTCAGGTATACACTCGCATTAGGGGTCGCCAGATGGCGTTTAGGATTGAGTCTAATAGCCTAGGTGTTGCTTGGCAGATGGGTTTTCCACGTATTGATATAAGACCAGACGGACGCAGATAATGACATATAACGCCCCACTACGCTCACCAAAAGCACCTAACTTACCTAATGCTCCAGCAGCGGGATATAGTCCTGTATATTTTGACCAGTATTCAAACGTGTTGCGTTTGTACTTTAACCAGATAGATAACTTTACTCAAGCAGCCGCTATTCCTCTTTCTGGAACTACTGCACAAAGACCTTTACAGTCCATACAAGCACCTTTACCGGTAGGGCAGTATTACTTTGACACTACTATTGGCAGGCCAATTTATTGGAACGGAACAAACTGGATAAACGCTGCTGGAACAGTGGTTTAAAAGACTACAACATGATAAACTTGACACCAAATAACCCCAAGGGGCCCCTATGAGTTTGACACTAGCTGCACGACATTTAGCTTCCAAAGGTCGAGGACCGGACACCGAATTAGTCCATATGACTAAAGGCGAGATTAGAGGCTTGCGCCAACTTGCTATGGCCCAAGGGGGTGATCTAAGTATAAACCCCTATACAGGCTTGGTTGAGGCTGGGTATTTAAGTAAGATTCTTCCTATAGTCGCCATGGCTGCGGCTACTTATTTTACGGCTGGTGCTGCTACCCCGATGTTTGCTAGTGCCCTATCAGGCACGGCTTTGGCAGGGTCTTCTGGTCTTTTAGCTGGTGCTGCATCTGGAGCTCTTATTGGCGGACTCGGCGCTGGTTTACAAGGCGGTAACGTAGGTAAAGGTGCTTTATTTGGTGGTATTGGTGGTGCTGTCACCGGTGGTATGGGTGGTTATGAAAGTGCTCCAAATGTGTTCTCTGGCATGGGAGAAACCTCAAATGCTGTAGCTCAAACTGGCGCACAAGCAGGCAACGTAGCAGCAACTACTGGGTCTACCATGGAAGCGGCTAATCAAGCTGTTAGCCAAGGGGCTGCTGGTTCAGGCGGGTTTACCCCAACAGATCCTTTCTTAGGCTCAGTACCTCCTGGCCAAGCAGGTATAAATGCAGCAAACATGGCACCCGGCGAAGCTAGAAATATTGCCCTTAATAAACTAGACCCTTCAGCTAACGCTTTTGGACAGGCACCCGGTATTAACGCTGAACAAGCTATGTTTAAAGCAGAAAACTTAGCTAGGCCTACTGAACTTGGTGATATTTATAGACCAATTACAGAAACAGATGTTAAAACTCAAATGCCAGGTAGCGACTCATACTACAGTGGTCTTGGTACAGGCATGCTAGACACGGCTAAGAAAGCAGCAATTTTAGGAGCACCTGGTATTTTGGCTCAAGGGTATGGTATGACTCCTGAAGAACAAGAAGCACTACCTACAGGAAAATCTTCTTCAACACTAAGCCGTATTTCTCCAGATTTCCGTGCTCAAGAGCCTGCCCAACCAGACCCATACTATCAAGCACAATATCCTGACTACAAACTAAGACCATATGGCATGGCAGGTGGTGGTGCAATAGCGTTTTCAAACAGAGGGATTGTTCAGCCTTTACCAAGAAGCTCCGGCGCCGACGTAGGTACTTATACTGACACCGACCCCAATACAGCAAGATTAGATGCATACAACGCCGCTCTTTATAGACTTAATAAGGCTAGGGCTAAAGCTGGTATAAAACAACCTGCAGAAATTAAAAAAGCCGCAGCATTAGGTGATGTTGAGGAAGCAGCTAAAGGTGGAATCATGCAGGGTCATTCGGATTTAGGAGGATATTCTGATGGCGGGCGGATGCTTAAAGGTCCTGGTGATGGTATGTCTGATTCCATTCCTGCCACTATTGGTCGTAGGCAGCCTGCTCGTCTGGCTGATGGGGAGTTTGTGGTTCCTGCGGATGTGGTTTCTCATCTCGGTAACGGTTCTACTGACGCTGGTGCTAGGAAGCTTTATAGCATGATGGACAAGATTCGCAAAGCAAGAACTGGTAAGAAAAAACAAGCTCCAGAAGTTAAAACCAATAAAT